CTCTAACACTGGCAGTACAAGTACTCTTAAGCAAATATGCTCTACAGTAATTTCAGAAGGTGGATATCAACTATATGGATCGCAACAAAGTATAGGCACTGCAATTAATGCTCCATATAATTTAATAACTGCTGCAGGCACTGATTATCCAGTGATTACGATGAGATTAAAATCTACAAAACTAGATGCAGTTGTAATTCTTACTGCTCTTTCAATATTACCTGTATCAACAACTAACTATAAATGGAAAGTAGTTTCGGGAGGTGCAACTACTGGTGGAAGTGGAATTTGGCAGCCAGCATCGGCAGATTCAGCTGTAGAATATAAGATGAATGCTAGTGCAATTACCGGTGGAAGAATATTGGCATCTGGTTATATGAGCTCTACAACTCAGAGCAAACCTTCTCTTGATATTTTAAAAGAAGCGCTATTTAAATTTCAACTTGAACGCAATGGTTTAAGTGGAGTTCCAAATGAATTAACACTGGTAATTTCCGCAAGCACTGCCTCAGGTGGTAATCCAGCACAAATTCATGCATCTCTAGACTGGGAAGAAATCTCACGCTAATATATTATGATGCGTTTTAAAGAATATATCTCTGAGCAGGCAGAATATGATGGTCGCAAGGTGACTCTCAATGAACCGTGGCGTAGCGACGATGAAAAGCATAAGTTTTATGTCTATGTTCGCAATGAAAAAGGCAATGTCATAAAACTTGGATTTGGCGATCCAAAGGCAGAAATTAAGCGTGATGATCCAGAGCGCCTTAAAAACTTTAGAGCTCGCCATCAGTGTGATACAGATCCGGGTCCAAAGTGGAAGGCTCGTTATTGGAGTTGTAAGTTTTGGGAAAAGGGGCAGACTGTGTCTGATTTATTGTCGAAATAATTTGCGATATAAATTATACTATGCAGTTAGTACATGAGTTAAACGACAAAAACTTTTTGATATACGCGGCAAAGCACTATAACAACCCTCGTTGTTTAGATATAAAGGAATTTGAAGCTGATCTTTCTCATCTAAAGTATATCAAAAAGCTATTTAAGAAATATAACGATAAAAAGATCTTACAAGAACGTTTGATTCTTAATCATATTATTATATTTCATAATATGTTTTATCCAGAGGCTGCAACTCGTATGTGTTTTTATCGTGTTAATGAGTATAGTTGGCCAGCATTAAAAACGTTTTTGCTCTATCTAAATTATATTCCAGAAGGAGAATATATAAATATACCCATTGATCTGTATGTAGCTCGAACACTTCAAAAACTTTAAAATTATGGGACTCTTAACGCGCACCGCTGACACTGTATATGCATTTAGATTTTTACGTCTATTAACGACTCCATGGACAAAAACAGGAGCATACAAGTTGGGTCTTATTGATGCTAATGGCAAAGTTATAAGAAAGCCAGAAACGACTGAAGAAAAAAGCAAGTATAATATTTTTCATAAGCTTGTGTTTAATGTAAAGAGAATGCTTAACATCATTCCATTCGGCAAGACAACTATCGCTTCATATCTAGCCGCGCTCTATCTAATCAAGGAAAAATATGGAGTGTCTGACCGAGCGCTTTCTAAAATTATTAAAGAGACTACAGGACTTGATCCTCGTCAACTACAACTAGAAGAGTCATGCTGGTACGTCAATGAAGACTGCTCTCTTCGAAGTGGAACATATTCGTTGCTTCGCGATATCTCGTTGCCTTCTACTGGAGAAACTCTGGCGCTTCGCAAATCAAAGATTTCTATAAAGGAAGATGCGCGCCCATGCGGAAAGATATTTGGAATAAATGTCTATGAAGCATATCATCATAACACTGCTCAAAAAATATTAATAACTCAACACGATATTATCCAATGAAAAATGAAGAAGTAACTACTGGAGACGTAGCGATGCCACCGTCAGACTATCCAAAGTCTGGAGCAACTTGGAGATTGTTTAATGTGCCAACCGACATATTTAGGCGATTTGAAACTGGTAGAAATAAGTTTGAACGTTGGAGCAAATATCTCGACACTTCTGACGCTGAACAGCAGAATCTCTATGATTATGCACGAAAAAATAGAAGTCATACCGTAATATTGCGTGATAGCTCTACTGGCGCTCTTCGTAGTATTCGTAAACGTGCTATGAATGAAGAGGTGCTTTCCAACGAAACAGAATTGGTAACTTAAGTGAAAAGCGATATGGAATAAATATGTAAAAATTATTTACATATTTTGGTTTATAGTGTATAATATACAAACATTCAATCAGCATCACTTAAATTTCAAACATGAGTATTCAAACAACACACAGCATCTTCGAAGAACAAATTAGTCGCAAACCAAATTACTATCCCTGGACAGAACAATTTATTGAAGCCATGCACAATGGCTTTTGGACAGACAAAGAATTTAGCTTTAGTTCAGACGTTCATCAATTTAAAACAGAATTAACAGAGCAAGAACGAGAAATTATAGTTCGTACTTTATCTGCGATTGGACAGATTGAAGTTGCAGTAAAAACATTTTGGGCAAAACTCGGTGAAAATTTGCCACACCCTTCCTTGCAAGATTTGGGTTATGTTATGGCTAACGTTGAGGTCATTCATAATAATGCCTATGAGCGTTTACTTTCAGTACTTGAACTTGAAAATGTGTTTGAAGAAAATTTAAAGCTTGAATGGATTCAGGGTCGAGTTAAATATCTTAAAAAGTATACACATAGGTTTTATAAAGACAGCAAAAAACAATATCTCTATGCGCTCATCCTATTCACTCTCTTTGTTGAAAATGTTTCGCTGTTTTCACAATTCTATGTAATTAACTGGTTTGCTACATTCAAAAATGTATTGAAAGACACTGATCAGCAGGTTAAGTATACACGCAACGAAGAAAACATTCATGCTCTTGTTGGCATAAAGATTATCAATACTATTCGTGCTGAACATCCAGAGTTGTTTGACGCTGAACTTGAAGAAAAGATTGCAGCTGAAGCTCAAGAAGCATACAAGTCAGAAGCTAAGATTATTGATTGGATGGTCAACGGCATAGACGAAAAAGGATTGTCTGCAGTCATTCTTAAAGAGTTTATAAAAGCTCGCATCAACGACAGTATGTCTCAGATTGGATTTAAGTCTCCATTTGAAGTCGACCAAAACATTCTTCAAGACACACTATGGTTTGATGAGCAGTTACATGGCAATAACATGACTGACTTTTTCCACAGTCGCCCTGTTGAATACAGCAAGAAAAATCAAAGTTTTGGCGAAGACGATCTTTTTTAAAAGATATATAGATCTAGATTATGAATGAAAAAATATATTGGTTGAATAAGGACTCGCGACGTTTTTTAGAGCGAGGATATTTGTTAGAAAACGAAACTCCAGAACAGCGTATACGTGATATTGCAGAAAGCGCTGAAAAGCTTTTAGGCATTTCTGGATGGGCAGACAAATTTGAATCATATATGCACGCTGGATACTATTCGTTGTCCAGCCCAATATGGAGTAATTTTGGCCGTACTCGTGGATTGCCTATCTCGTGTTTTGGAAGTTATATTCCAGATCAAATGGAAGGCATCTTTGATAAAATAAGTGAAGTTGCAATGATGTCAAAACTTGGCGGAGGAACCTCTGCATATTTTGGAGACATTCGGCCACGCGGATCTGAAATTAGCAGCGGAGGAACCGCAACTGGAGTGCATCATCAGCTTACGGTATTTAATTCAACCGTAAACTATGTGTCTCAAGGCAACGTTCGTCGTGGTAGCTTTGCAGCATATCTTCCGATCGATCATGGTGACATTCATGAATTTCTTGGCATTCGAGGAGAGGGCAATGCCATTCAAGATCTTTCAATCGGCGTTTGCGTATCTGATGAGTGGATGCGCAGTATGATTGAAGGAGACAAAGAAAAACGTAAAACATGGGGCGCAGTCATTAAGAAACGCTTTGAGTCTGGCTATCCATATCTTTTCTTCACTGACAATGCAAACAACGACGCGCCGCAAGTCTATAAAGACAAAGGCAAGAAAATCTATGCGTCTAACTTATGCAATGAAATCTACTTGTCAACCGATGCAGATGAAAGTTTTGTATGCAACCTATCATCACTAAATCTTGAAAAATGGGATGAGTTGTCTCAGACAGATGCAGTCGAGACTCTTGTATATTTTCTTGATGCAGTAATGACAGAGTTTATCGATAAGACCAAAGGGGTGCCACACATGGATGCGCCTCGTAGGTTTGCTATAAATCAACGAGCTCTTGGCATTGGTGTACTTGGTTGGCACAGCTATCTGCAATCTCTTATGATTCCGTTTGAAAGTATGGATGCTAAATTTAAGAATGCTGAGATATTTGGTGCTATGCGTGATCGGTGTGACGCCGCTACTGCTGAGTTAGCAAAACACTATGGAGAGCCTGAATTGTTAAAGGGCTATGGTCGTCGCAATACTACAACACTAGCGATTGCACCCACTACAAGCAGTTCATTTATTTTAGGACAGGTTAGTCCAAGCATCGAACCGCTAAACAGCAACTATTTTGTAAAGGATCTTGCAAAAGGAAAATTCACCTACAAAAATCCATATCTTGTTAAGCTGCTTAAGGAAAAAGGTCAAGACACGACTGAGGTTTGGAAAGATATTCTCGTCCGCGGTGGTAGCGTGCAACATCTCGAATGTTTGAGTGATCAAGAAAAAGACGTGTTTAAAACATTCGGTGAAATCTCTCAAAAAGAAATAATTATTCAGGCTGCACAACGTCAAAAATTTATCGATCAAGGTCAGAGTCTTAACTTGATGATATCTCCTAAAGCAAAGCCAAAAGATGTCAATGAACTTATGATATTTGCATGGGAACAGGGTATTAAAGGATTGTATTATCAACGCAGCGCTAATCCTGCACAAGAACTTGCTCGTTCAATCTTGACCTGCTCAACTTGTGAAGCTTAGTATATTCTATCATTATAAATAACAGAAAATAATTTAAATATATTAAGCACAATGATAGAAGATAACAGATGTCCAAAATGTAAATATGTATATGAAGTTTCCTGGGATGATGAGGATGACAAATATTACTGCGACGACGAAGAAGACTTTGAAGATTTAGAGCGTGAAGAGTTGTATCCAGAATATTGTCCATTTTGTGGAACACATCGGGTCTATGGAACCGAAGATGATTCCTATGAAGACGACGAATAGATAGTATATGACATGGCTATACAATGAACGCCCTTTTACTGAGGTTGAATCGGCAGCAAAGATAAATGAAGGCTATATCGGCTTCGTCTATGAAATTACTGACGAGTCTAACGGCAAAAAATATATTGGAAAAAAACTATTAGTCGGCAAAAGAAAATTGCCGCCGCTTAAAGGACAAAAACGCAAAAGGACAAAAATTGTCGAATCTGACTGGCAAACCTATTATGGCAGCAGCGAAACTGTAAAGACTCTTGTCGAACAGCGTGGACACGATTTTACTCGACGAATTATTCATCTATGCAAAACAAAGGGAGAGTTGTCCTATCTTGAAGCGAAAGAACAGTTTGACCGAGAAGTATTGCTAACCGACAAATATTACAACGAATTTATTGGAGTAAAGATACACAGCGCTCACGTAAAAGGTTTATGGAAAAAATAGTTTACAAACACTAAAATTTGGTATAGGATAACCATATAACATTATGATACTAATTGACTATTCAGGCATTGCAATTTCAGCAATTTTTTCTCAAACTCGTCCAGAAAAAATAACTGAAGACTTTATGAGACATATTATTCTTAACTCGTTAAGAATGTATAATACCAAATATCGCGAAAAGTATGGTCAACTAATTTTGGCTTGCGATGGAGGTAGCTGGCGTAAAGACTATTATCCAGAATACAAAGCATCACGAAAGAAAAGCAGGGAAAAGTCTGACATTGACTGGAAAGAAATCTTTTCTATCATGAACACAGTGCGAGACGAAATCTCAGAACATCTGCCGTATCCAGTCATTAGCGTACAAAATGCAGAAGCTGATGATGTTATTGCTACTCTTGTAGAAAGTACTCAAGAATTTGGTGCACACGAACCAGTCATGATCATAAGCGCAGACAAAGACTTTATACAATTGCAACGGCATGATAATGTGTCTCAGTGGAGTCCAATGACTAAAAAGCTGTTAAAGGATCCAAATCCTCAACGCTATCTCTATGAGCATATCTTTAGAGGTGATTCTGGTGATGGTGTTCCAAATGTTTTGTCAGAAGATCGTGTTTTTGTAGATGGCGGTCGACAAACCCCACTAAGCGCAAAACGTATCGACGAATGGTTGGTTGCAGCAAAAGAAAATAAACTACAAGATGTCATGACTGATGTTGTCTATCGCAACTATGTTCGCAACAGTAATGTAATCGATCTGACTAAAATTCCACAAAATATCAAAGATCAAATCTTAAATGCATATCGTGAGACGCCGCCAAAAGGAAACACTAAAATATTCAACTATCTAGTTTCAAAGCGGTGTAATATGCTCGTAAGTTGTGCCGAAGAATTTTTTACACATAAATAAAAACATACATTATGAGACCACAAACTGCATCAAATAATAGAGTAAAGCATCCATTTGAAATTTTTGAAATGGTTCAAGAGTGTGACAAGCAAGCAGATAGAATTAAGATTCTTCAAGAGCATGAGTCCTATGAGTTGAAGAGTATACTGCAAGCAGCATACAGATCAGACATCACATTTGACTTGCCTGTAGGTGCCCCTCCATACACGCCGAGCGCAAATCCAGCTGGAGTCTTGTCATCTCCGATGAGAAAACAAATCGATATTCTCCCGTTGTTGCTAGTCGGCGACACCCGCTGGAACAAGATGAAGAAAGAAATGTCGTTTATTCGTCTGTTAGAAAACGTGCATACAAACGATGCAGAAATTATCATTGCGATGAAAGACAAAAAGTTGGATAAAAAATATTCAACGCTTACTCGTTCGCTTGTTAAGAAAGCTTTTCCAAATCTTGGTATAGAATAACATGACATACACGTATAATTGCGAAAATTGCAACTATCATTGGGATGCGTCGTTGCCGATGGATTCACGTGATTTACCACTAAGTGAAGCATGCCCACAGTGCACGCATGTTGGTTCTGTAAAAAGAGTCGTAGCTGCTCCCGGCATATCATATGCTGGGGCAAAAACAGTGTTACAACGCGCGGGAAGCGGTTGGAATGATGTACTAAACAAAGTAAAGAAAAGTAGCGGAAGAAAAGCAAATATAGAAACCCGTTAAGTTATGGGACGCAGCAGAAAAAATAAAGACAAGAGAAGAGAATACAGCTATTATGATGACGGCTATGATGATCGTTCACGTAATAAAAAATTCAAGAAAAATCGGTTTAACGACAACCGAAAAGACAAAGAAATACAACAGCGTATGTTTGTAGATTGGGACTCTCTATGACCCACAGAAAAAAATTTACACACTCTCCAGTATCGTTAGGCTATTCAGATCTTGAAGACGCTACGACTGCTGGAGGAAGAATGTACAAAACTCCTGAAGGCAAAGCCTATCCAAGCATCACTACAGTTCTTGGTGTTCGAGGCAAAGAGGCGTTGTATGAATGGCGAGCGAGAGTAGGAGAAGAAGAGGCAAATCGTGTGGCTCGTCATGCTGCTACTCGAGGATCGGCCCTTCATTCCATCGCTGAACGCTATCTAAACAACGAGACAGAATATTTTGCTCAGGGTGAGATGCCGCATGTAAAGGGAATGTTTCATAGCATTCAACCTATACTTGATAAATACATAGACTCGGTCGTACTACAAGAATGTCCACTATATTCTGACTATCTTGGACTTGCTGGTCGTGTCGATCTTGTTGCGCATTTTGATGGAAAGTTAAGCATAGTTGATTTCAAGACAAGTTCACGAATAAAAACAAAAGAAGACATCCCGAATTATTTTATACAAGCCGCGGCATACTCAATAATGTTTGAAGAAAGAACAGGACTTCCAATCAATCGCTTGGCTATCGTGATGGCAGTTGAGAATGAAAAGACTCCACTTGTCTTTGTTGAAAAGCGAGACTCTTGGACTGATGAATTGCATGCAGTCATAAAAGAATATAACAGCAAAAAACTATTTGGACATGGATAAAACACAAAACATAAAAAGCAAGGGCATACTCGATCAACTATTAAAAGGCAGTGCTAATGACTGCTTTAGTTCCGACTATGGTGCGATCAAAGAATATTATCTTTCTGAAGAAATTGGAGACCCTTCAGACTTTATTTCTTGGTTTCATGACATACGAAACAGTCGTCCTACAGACGTTATAAAGATTCACATAAACTGTCCAGGGGGCAACCTGTTTACCACGATCCAATTTATGCAGGCTCTTTCAGAAACTGAAGCTCATATTATCGTGAGTGTTGAAGGAGCTTGTATGAGTGCTGCAACGCTAATTTTCTTGATGGCAGACGAGTATATGATTACTGATCACAGCATGTTTCTATTTCACAACTATAGTGCTGGCACTGCTGGCAAAGGTGGTGAGATGTATCATGGCATGGTTCACGAGCGTAACTGGAGTGCAAAACTTTTCAAAGATCTTTATTCTGACTTTTTGACAGAGACAGAAATCAAAGACATGCTCGAAGACAAAG